CCACACGAGTGGTGAAGGACCCGGTGACCGTGCACGCCCTCGGCATCGGATGCTCACTGCACAACCGGTGGAGCCGGAGGTGTGGCCACCGGCAGATCCGGCCGCGGGGTATGCGGAGCCAGGTAGCCCGCGGCCAGACCGACCAGCGCCGGCACCAGCCAGGCCACGAAGGTGACCACCTCGTTCGGCACGTTTCCGCCGGTGAACACGAACTCACCCAGCGCCCACATCACCAGGCCGGTGATCCCGGCAGCGCCGGCTCCCACCGACACCTTGGTCTCGAGCATGGTGCCTCCTTAGAGGATGATCTCCCGAGCGCCCGGGTTGGCCGAGAGCACGGCCTTGCCGCGCGGGCTGTCCACCAGGGACTGGGCCATCTTGACCACCAGCGCGCTGCCCCGGTCGATCTCCCAGTGCATCGAGTCCTTGGTGGTCCGGTAGTCCCCGCCCCACTTGAGGCAGCTCTTGTACAGGGCCAGCCGGGTGTGGATCGCGGTGATGTTCTGGGTGCTGAACGAGCGGGACGGGGACTGGCCCTGCGGGTGCTTGGTGGCGTTGAGGTCCATCGCGGTGCCCGAGGCATGATTGGACCAGCTGCTGGACCCACTGATCTTGCGCGGCGACCAACCCCAGTCGTCCACGCCCTGGTCGATGTCCTCGAGCACCTGGTCGAACCACAGCGCCAGGTGGATCAGCAGGAAGCCCGCCGAGCCGTCCCGGAGCAGGATCCGCCGCTTCACCCCGGGGATGGTCCACTCCCGCAGATGCGGCCAGGGGCCCGAGGTGTCCTTGTCCAGGACCTCGTAGCCGTTCTGCGAGACGGGCATCAGGCCTCCCGGTTGTAGACCGGCTTGCGGTGGTTCGCGTACTTGTACGGGGAGCGCCGCTCCTCGTAGTGCAGGTGCGGGCCGGTGCTGTTCCCGGTGTTCCCGGAGTAGCCGATGACCTGCCCCTTCTTCACGTTCTGCCCGACGCTGACCCGGATCCGGGACAGATGGCAGTAGCCGTGCCGGATCGTGGTGGTCTGCAGCACGATGTGCTTGCCGTAGGCCGAGCCCCACGAACCCAGCCCGACCACCTTGCCCGCCTTGGCTGCCCGCACCGGGACGCCTTGCTTGCCCTTGGTGGAGTAGTCGTCACCGGTGTGGTAGCCAGCCGCCCACGAGCCCCGCTTCCCGAAGGGGGTGGTGATCGTGTACGGCGGGATCGGGTTGCTCATCAGGCGTCCTCCACGTCGTTCTCGTGCCCGGTGGTGTCGTCGTCGGGATCATCGAGGTCCGCGTCGTACTCGACAGTAGCCTCATCCGGCAGGGTCGGTGCGGCGTCGTCGCCATCGACCGGCGCGTCGTCGCCGAGGTCGTCCACGTCCTCGACCTCCACCTCGGCACTCGGGTCGTAGAGGTCCTCGTACTCCGGGTCCACCTCGTCCTGGGGCTGCTGGGTCACCGCTGGGCCTCCGGCTCGGTCTGCTCGGGAGCCTGGTCGTCCTCGTCCACGGTCCGCTCCTCCTCCGGGCGGTCCGCCGGGTTCTGCCAGCCGGACCGAGTGCCCTCCTCGTCGTCGGGGTAGAGGCTGTCGGTCTTGCCGGCCACGAAGTCACCGGCCTGCTCGGCCTGCACCTCCGGGTCCGGGTACTGGATCTGCCCGGGCACGCCGAGGAACTCGTCCTCCTCCTCGGCCAGCGGCTCGGTCTCCTCGCCGGTGCTCTGCCCGGTGGGCTCGGTCTCCTGCGGTACTTCCCTGTCCTTGACCATGACTTCCCTCTCTCGTTGGTGGACCTACAGTGCCCTACAGCTTCTCTTCCCACACCACGTGCACCTCGCCGCAGCGCAGCGCCGCAGACGTGGAGACGATCTTCGAGTAGTCGGTGGGGAACGCGGAGGCCTTGACCGGATCCTTCCAGTACAGCCCCATCCCCTTGACCTGGGTGTTCAGGTTGTCCGAGAACGCCGCCGGCAGGGTGAACCACCGGCCCTCGCCCTTGGCCAGCCGGCCACCCCCGGCGGTGGTGGTCAGCTTGGTGACCTCGTTGACCACCAGCCCGCTGACCGCCGGGTTCGGCAGGTTGGCGATCCCCGGGTAGGTGTGCCAGTACAGGTAGAGGTCGGCGGTCGCCGAGCCGAGGTCTTCGGCCGCACCCTCCCGGCGGATGTAGATCTGGGCGCTCCGGATGGTCGGCGCGCCCTGGGCACCGATCGAGTCGGTGAACTGGTGACCGTGGAACCAGACCCCGAAGGAGCGCGGCGAGCCCTGCTGGATCAGGTCCCCGCTGGCCCAGCCGGCCGAGGCCCGCCAGGATCCCGAGGAGTTCGGCTGGAACCGGGCCTCCTTGACCACCACGTTCGCGGTGCCCACCGAGTCCTTCGGGATGTGGATCGAGGCCTGGTTGACGGTGCTCCAGTTCCCGGAGTTGTCCAGCGACCAGCCACCGAAGAAGTAGTCCCGGTCGCCGGGGATGGTGTACCCGGCTCCCACGTTGGGCGGCCACTGCTTGTAGGTGTAGGCCGAGGTGTCGTTGTGGTTGCCGTAGGCGTTGTAGCGCCACTCGCTCCACGGCTCGCCGGTCCAGTCCTTGTCCGCGGTGGCGGTGTAGGTGCCGCCGAACTGGGTGGACGGCGGCTTGCCGGCGTAGTTGGTCAGCACCCGGGTCAGTCGGGCGTCCGGGTCGTTGCTGGCCCCGGGCAGCCGGGTGCCGACCTTGATGTAGCGGGTCTTCAGCACGTTCGCGCCGTTCACCTTGTCGAAGTCCTCGATCACGGTCAGGGTGATCTCCGGCGGGTTCGGCGGGGTCACGTCGTAGTCGTAGGCCTGCTTCCAGATCCCGGCCTGCTTGATCCAGGCCTGCGAGGCCGCCACCCAGACATCGTTGCGCCGGACGTAGGGACGCTGGACCAGCTGCCAGACGCCGTTCTCGTCCTTGATGTGCAGGGTCACGCCTAAACCACCCTAAACTTCATAAAGCCCGGATCGGATCTTGAAGAACACGTCGCCGTTCGCGTACGTCGGGTCGGCGTTGGTCGGCACCGTGGGCCCGGAGGCGATCTTGAAACTGCCCGGGGCGAACGATACCCAGGCCGCACCGTCGTAGTAGGTGAGCGCGTTGGTGTCCTTGAGGAAGGCGAACATGCCCTCCTCGACCAGCCCGGAGACCGCGGTGTTCCGGGCCGCGGCGGTGGCATAGACGCCCACCACCCGCTTCTCGATGGCCTTGGCGAGCTGGGTGATGTCGTCCACGACATCCGGGTCGTCAGCACCTGCTGGGATCCGGAAGGCCTGGATCGGAGTGTTGGTCGGCATGGTTCCTCCTCTGCTCAGATCGTCTCATCCGCCGCTACTGGGCTCAGTCTGCACAGGCGTCCGGGCCCAGTGAGGTCTGCCGGTCCTGGTTGATCTGCCGCAGCGTCTCGAGGTACGCCTCCACGACCGGATCGGCCTTCGGGTCGGCAGTGGTCAGGTGCTGCTGCTGCAGGGCGTGCAGGTAGTTGGTCACGGCATCGGTCTGGCGTACCTCGAAGCTCACGTCGGAGGTGGAGATCCGGCCCAGGCACTCGCGCTCCTCGGTGGCCCGGCGCTGCTGGACCGCCTGCTGGGTGACCAGCCCGAGGCCGAGCAGCATCAGCACCCCACCGACCAGCAGATCCCAGAAGTGCTTGCGCTCCTTCTCGGTCTTGTCGTGGGTGCCCAGCCAGTAGCCGAGCCCGACCCCGGTCACCAGACCGACCACCGTCCAGACCAGACCGGACAGCACATAGTGCACCCAGGCGCTACTCATCCTTGCCTCCCTTGGACCGACTGGCCGAGTAGACCGCGCCGGCGGCGATCGCGAAGATCGCGTTCACCCCTGGATCCGGGACATAGTGGTACTTACGCAGCATCAACGGGAACACCATCATGTTCATCACCCAGACGAAGGCGATCACGATGAGCAACCTCAGCCGTACCTTGTCGCTCATCGGCTCCCCCCATCTGCTCGCACCCCCTACGCCAGCGGGAAGCCGTTGGAGCAGCCGTTCAAGGACGCCCCCACGGCCACCGAGCGAGCCGAGCCGGTGGACTCGGCCACCGTCAGCCACACCTCGCCGGCGTTGGTGAGGTAGCACATCGCGATGTTCGCACCCAGCGAGCTCATGAACACCCCGGTGACCGTAGGCCGGGCAGCGGCGGGGATGGTCCCCCAGATGTTGTTGGTCATACCACCACCAGCACCCACCGCGATGGCCGAGGACAGCACCAGGTTGTTGAACCGGGCGAACACCTGACCGCTCTGCACCATGTACTCACACACACCTGAGGAAAAGGTCGCCCCGCTGATCCTGGGTAGCGTGGTCCAGGCCGTGGTCACCGCGCCACCCACGTCCACGTACTGCTTGGGAGCAGCTTCCAGGGCGTTGACCGGGTTGCCCGGCAGCTTGAGCGGGACCTGCATCTCCCGAGCCATCAGCCGGTCACCACAATCCGGAACTGGGCTGCAGTAGGCGCGACCGCGAATCGCACGGTCACCGACGTGGCCGAGGTGTGCTCGATGTCGCAGTCCACCTCGTCCCAGGGAGTGGTCTTCCGGTACACCGACACCGTGCAGTCCTGGCCCTGGGTGTGCGAGACCACCGTGCTGGTCGCCGCCGCGCAGTCCGCCGCGGTCTTGTTCATCGACCCACCGCCGGCCGGCGTGGTCCAGGTGCCGTCCGCGCGCAGGAAGTTCACCGTGCCGCCACCGGAGAGCGGCACCACGC